CAAAATCGAAATCAAAGAAAAAGAAACATCGTGGTCATAATGAGAGCGATAGTGAAGATGAATATGAAGCAACCGAAAGAAAACAGTCCAAGTATAAAACTAAAGATGACGATTTGCCTGTTAGTGAAATTGAAAATATTCTTGCAGTTAAATTTGAAGAATATAATAAGACCCGAGAATTCATTATTCATGAAACAAAGAATAGTTTTCTATGTTTAAAGATTACCTCTGTTGAAATCGTAAAGGCCTGAAATAGAGTACATTGTAATAATATCATTGTTTTTTTGATATTATTTGTTTTGTATTTGTCGTATTTGATTATTAATGTTGTATATTATACATAAATTGTATCATGTGGTTCAAGATTTTGAACATCATTTGAAATAGATGATGTATCCGATACAATAGCTGGCGCTGGTACTGGCGCTGGTACTGATGATGGAACATGACATGATGCTGTTAGAGAACCCGTTTGTTTTTGAATATTATGTTCTCTATTTGCAAGCTCTAACATAAGTTCTCTTACATCATTCTTTAATTGTACAATTTCTTTATCTTTATCAGCAACCTCTTTCTGTAATTGTTGTATAATTTGAACAACTTGTTGATTATTCAATGCAACCGGCTCTTTTCCAGGTTCTTGCAAAATAATATTACCTCCCGATGAAGCTGCCGTCTCTTCTGCCATTTTCGCACGTTCTTTCTCTAATTTCAATGTCTGTTCGATAACGTCCGGCTTCATTTCGGGTCGCCCTGGCTCATAAGTAGCCAGTAATCCTTCCAACTCACTCATGTAAAAACGACGAAGTGCGTTGTCTTTTATAAAATCCATGACCTTTTTGGGTGAGTCACGCACAACATCCGGATTTGCATTTATCAATAATTTACGCTTATCAAACGTATTATGTTCATGTGAAAATACCAGAATAACCTTCATCGGGTCCAATTGAACAAATGGTACCGTATAATCTTTCAAAAATGCGCGTTCTTCTGCCAGGCATGCATCATCATTGTACTTATGTTGTTTAATTAGCTTACGCTTAAATGCAAATGTTCCCGCAGTTGCATGGTTCGGTCCATATGGGCCAAAACGCTTCATCTGTTTGATGTGCTTGAAATATATGTAAATTTCGCTAGAACCGGCGCATAATGCTTCTGGATGGGACATCAACATTTCGACTGCATGCGACACACGCTTGGGTGGATAATAATCATCATCATCCATGTATACAAGTATTTCACCTCGCGACTTTTCATGCATTAGATTACGCTTCTTACCCAATGTCATTTTTGTGTCATACTTGAAATATTTAACACGTGGATGTGATGCGATGATATCTTCAATTGGGTCCGTACCGTCATCAATTACAATCCATTCCATTCGGTCTTGAGGATATTCTTGTTCATTAAAACAAGTAATGAGCGCATTTATAAAGGGTCGACGATTAAACGTTGGCGTACATACACTTACAAATGGATATTTTTTAAAATACTCTGGAGACGATTTTTCAACCAATGGCTGTGTCGATGATGATTGGATTGCTGTCTTCGATTTACCCATTTTATTCGTATGTAACGACGTTACTGTTATCGTATAACTGCAATATATAGCTTTTATACGATATTATTTATGTCCTTTCTATCCAATTACTACTACATATTTTTGATGCTATTAAAAAATTCCATTATCCCTTGCCAGTAATGTGTAAGATACAAAATCAGCAACATTAATATTACAATCGCCGCAACGTTAATATCAAGGTACTCGAATGCATAATACATGAGTGTCAAATTAAAAAAGAAAAAGATAATCGGAACATAACGAGAATATTTTGTTCCGATAAACTGAATAAGTTGTACAAAATATGATATTGCCGGAATTACGCCTAGTCCCAATCCGGTAAATAATGACCACAATGACCCTCCTATAAATTCCTTACGATTATCTGTTTGGTTTAAAATCATACCGATTACAGTAGTAAAAAATGGTCCGCCCATCAAGATAAACCCGAGGAACAATAAAAATACAAATGGCATAAGAATAATAATCAATGGAGAGATTACATCATATAATTCAACTGGGATTGCATATGAAATTCGTGTTATCTGTTCAAATACATAGAGCATCATTGCACGGTCTGATGAAAATGAAAATATGAAAGAATTATTAATCCATTGCTTAAATCTGGCTTTAATAAAATCCCAATTCAATAGATTTACCTTAGTCACGCCTTCATCTACACTATCTTTCACCATATCTACATCTTCTTTGGTAAGGCAAAACCATTTGAATACGTATGTATCAAGAAGAATTGCAGCTTTTAGGTATACCTTTTTAACTCCTTGGATTTTAGGGTCGTCCGCAATTCCACCGAATTTATCATCACAGTCCGTTGCATTACACGATGTATATTCATTCGTATAACAGTATGGCCATTCATGACGGTTAGTTGGAAATAATTTACTTAAATTAAGATTATTATTTCGGATACTTTCTGGTGTAGAAAAAAAGAGTATATTGACACAAATTACTGAAATAATGATGGTTTCGATAAAAAGAGCCAATACACTCAATCCGAACTCTTTAAGAGCTTCAATATCAAAGATTGATTTTGGTTTCGTCTTTTCTTTCTTAACCTTTTCTTCTTCTTTAGTATATTCACTTTTTTCATCGCCTCCAAATAATCCTCCTACATTGCTAAACGTCCCTTCTTCTTGGTCGTCGCCTTGTTCGTCTTCAGCGTCGACATCTTCATTAATTTCATCTTCATCATCCGTCATTTCAAGTTATATATATGAGAGAAGATTATCGTTCTCACAAATATTTCGAAATGCATTCCTACGTGTCTCGATTATCTGGCATACATTAAACCACAATTTCCTGATACAAATGTGAGCACATTATACCTCTCCTCCAGGATATGTAAATCATAATTATAAAGATAAATATTGACGTTAGGTTTATTCATTCCAATAATCTCTCGTGTGTTCGGATTGCAAATCACTTTTACCTCCGCTGTATTGTCCAATGGCGGGTATATCGTGGTGAGTTCTAATTCAATCTGATTAAATTTACTCATGTTAATAGCGCCACTTGGTTGTAAATCAAATGGGTCGGAGTTCAAACAAAAATTGTAACAGTAAATTCCTGGTTTTGCACTTCCGCGCGTCCGCGTATATTTTTCTATATAGTTATAAACGCCAGCATCCAGTAAATTCTCTCGGTACTTCCCATTCAAAGAAATCCCTAACATCTGCAATATGTCGCGTTCATTCTCGGATTGGAAGTCACCAGTAATATGAAGTCCCGTGAGACGTTTATCTTTCGGATTGATACCTGGTCCAATACCATTTTTTGGACCATTTTTATCGAAGAAGTAACGGTCGAATGGAAATGGCGGGTTTGGATTTGGATTTGGAGTTGGAACAGGTATATCTGATACTGGTCGAACATCTTCACTAAACAAAAAAGGTCGCCAATCATCGTCAATTGGAGCTGGAATAATATCATACGGTAAATAATTGTATGGCCAGTTCGTATAATTGCTCCATTCATTTCGTAGATTAACATCACTCCTGCGGAAAAACATCGTCCAGGAGGCAACCATTCCCATTGAATTTTCTATTTTTATCTTTTTATTGCCAGTTACATCGTTGAAGACCCAATCATAATATGATTTAATCAAATATTTTTGTTGATTTGCAGCGAACACCTTAGACTCTTCATCTGAGAGAAAACAATACGTCGCCATCAAATGAACATCTGCATTCCAGTCTGTGCGGATACTAGGATATGTATCCAATGTTAAACCAATACTAGGAGGAGGATATAAGAACCGCCACATTTGATGAAGTGGGTTCGTAAAATCTGGCTGAACCACTGGCCAATAATTTCCAGGGTCACCTACATCACGAATTGTGAATAATTCCTTCACTGGCCGCAATGTGACATCAATCTGTAGCTGATTGTATTGGAGACAAACCAATGGAAATGCCATTTTGGAAGAGAGCGTAAACCATGCATTAATGGGAATGTATAGCTTTCGACCACGTATCGACGGTTCTGCACCAGCAGCATTACTGGTTCGATATGCATTAGGATACTGGTTCAAACGTGCACCGGAACAACCAGGATTATATAATTCTGGGACATGTCCTGTCATTTCGTTGTATAATTCACGCTTTGTAGAATCCAGGTCACGTTCAATAATCGCCATCAAATTATTACCGGTAAATTTTTGAAGTGTCATTCCACCAACAGATATGACGATTTCTTTCACCATCTGGGTTCCTATATTTTCAATCCAGCGAAACTCGTATGGTGCCCACATGTCTTCGATTTTTGCAGGAGGATGTATTGGGCTCCATATGGACGGCAATGTAACGCATATATACGTATCCATAAGTAATTCTGCATATCTCGGGACGTAAAATGTAAATTTGGATTCTTCAGTCATACGTAATTTTTTCTGGCCATCAAAATCAATTCTAAACTTTTGAAGACCAAAATTTGTATATTTAAGGTACGTGCTTTTAAAAAATGACTTTTTTGGATTACCGTTAAGAATTATATTTTGGTTGCCTGTAGCAACAAGATTTAATAACCCACCAGTCATTTAGTATTTTTATTCGTAGGTCTGCTTGTTATATTTGTTATATATAACTTTATATAAAAATCTAATATTATATACAACATAATGAAAGAAAATCAAGTCGAGTTTGGGG